TATCAAGATAGGCAATAAGTATTTTACTGACATCCCAAAGAATATCGTCAGGATACTCATCAGCAATATAAGCATACTCATAGCGATTATTCCCAAAAACAGGAAAATTGTCGACACCCTTGTACCTCTCTAAGAATTCACGACACTCTGGAATTGTTCCAGGTTGGATTGTCTTTACATAATCACCATCAAGAGTTTTGTACTCAGACTTCTCTTGACTGGAAAGAAAAAAGGTCGGACGGAATTCAACCTTCCGTCTGACCCTCTTATCATTTTCAACGCCTCTCAGAAGAATAAATCGACCAGAAACGCTGACATTGGTATAAAAATTAGACACACTTTAACCTGTAATTAACTGCCTTGGGGGAACAACGATTCCTGCCCCGAAGATTTGATTATACCCGTTTTTCACTTCATCCGCAACTTCTGAGATAACAAGAATATGATTCTTGTTGATTGTAAACGGAGGATTGCTTGCTTGCATCCATGGCATAAAGCCAAGAACTGGGGCACCATCTTTGCCGCGCTGAAGAACGCAAGCAACTGGGTTAGTGAAAGTGATGTGAGTGTCACTCTCCCCTTCGATTTCTACAATTAATTCCTCGCCATTTACGAGCTTGAGTGCTTTGATTGTCATTTGTATTCACCTTCTTGTATTTGTCAAATAAACCTTTTTGTTTATGGTTTTGTTTTTCACCATTTAAATAAAGAACATCGTGTAACATAACCCATGTGTCATCACCAACTCTTAGTTGCCAACCATTAAAATCTAGTATTTGTATGTTTTTAGATACTAGCAAGTCACGAAGTTCTGATAAAGAATGCATTATTCTTCACTGCTGTTAGCATTATCCATAGACTGACGCTTGATCTTGAAAGCAACATGGTTTGCATGAGCAGCAATCATCGATCGTTTAAAATCACCACGCTCATGTGAGTCTTTAACCCAACCATATGCTTCAGCCATTGCAAGCATTCTCTTGTATTGTCGTGGAAGTTTAGCGTTAAAAACATCGCTTCGATTAGCCATTTAATAATTCCTCACATTTTTTCCAAAATTGTTCTTGCTGACCTTCTACTCTGATTTGGAAGTTATGCCAGAATAGATCGTTTTCTTTACCGTATGTTGTACCAAGACCATAGTTTGGATTGCCATTTTCTAGAGTCCAATAAGGTCTACGGTCAGTTTCCCAGTCATATCGATACACATTCCTATCATACCTTAATGGCATGACAAAGTCAACTGCAATATTATTAGCCTCAGCAGCATAGGTATACTCTTCGGCAACATCACCGCGACTAGTTTCCATTGCTGATGGTCGACCCATCTTATCAAAATTTGCTGCGCTTAACGCTAACGCTGAAGGTGCAGCAAACAAATGATTGTTGTTTTCAATATGCCCTGAACGCTGCGCATTACCAATTAATGCACCATTTGATGCCGCCGAAATATATGTTTCTATTGCATTTGGGTGAACTGGCAAACAATCAATGTCTAGAAACAACACGACATCAAAGTCTAATTGTTTTGAGACATTTTCATCTTTAAAGGTAGAAACTGATTGACCATTTAATGTCCAAATATAATCCATAAACAAACCATGCGGGATTTCCCCCTTAATGGCTATATGCTGAAGGTTTAAAGGATTAAACTTCTTAACAACTGCTCTTTGTAATTCCACAGTTTTAGGATTAATGTTCGGCATAAAATATGATGCGATACAGGCTTTCATATTACTTACTCTGGTATGCTTCGAAGACTCGCTTGCGAAGACTGCTAGAACTAAAACTGTGGTCGCGGCTATTGAATACCAATTCGATACCGCGTCGTTCGCAGATGGCGCGACCTGTAAACTCTTTCTCCATATATTCTACACCAAGAATACGAATATTGATTGGAAGAGTCAGAAGAATATCTTCAACATCGCGCTCAGTATTGTAGACAATAATCTCGTCAACAAATCGAACGGCACTTAAACTAATCTGGCGTTCAACGATAGACTGAATTGGCGGATTTTTTTCTGGTCTATCTAGACTAGCGTTATTCTGTAATCCGCAGATTAGATAATCACAGTGTTGTTTGGCTTCGGCTAACATTGTCACATGACCTGCATGCAACAGATCAAATTGCGAGAATGTGATGCCGATTTTTAGACCTTGCTTCTTAAGAGCATTAAGTTTATCTAGAATCATATAACTGAGTGCAAAATAATTCCGTGAATATACTCAACAATACCATAATCCCGACTCGGCACATAAAAGTGTAGATCGGAATCATTAGTATATTTTTTACGCAATTTATTGTTTGGATCAAAACCAGACAGTGTAATCATGTTATACTTACCTGCGCAGAACTCAGCAGCATTTAGAATATTCTGAGAGTTACCTGATGATGAGATAAGAATAACCAGTGTTTTTGGTTCGACAAACTGCTTCAGGAATTCTGTATATGCATTTTCCCAACCATAGTCATTGGCATAACAGGTCAATCGAGAAGAATCACAGAAGCAGATGGCTTTCTTGCCAAGTGCCTTTGTATAATCTTGTGCGACATGACCTGTGATTGCATTACTTCCACCATTACCCAAAAGGATAATATGATTATGGTCGCGAATCGCAGTTTTAAGATACTCGAGATGTATTGGGTCGATTGCGTCTAAACAATCTTTAAATTCTTGTAAATTCATTTGTTAAGTTTATATATTTTAATCCAGTTTCAGAAATGCTAATTTTATTACAACGCTCATACTCCTTTTCAATACAGGAGTTCTTACGAGAGAAGATTAAAAAGTAGCCGCCATTTCCAGCACCACACAGTTTATGCGAGAGAACTAAATTATCATAACTCAGTTTTCTATCCAAGTCAACTAATACTTCATTTTCGCAAATCAGTTTGCTGGTTCCCTTTTTAGTTTCCCAAGATCGTCTTATAATCTTGTTAAACTCAGAAACATTACAATCATTAATTGCCGTTTCTAAATCATCCACGTCGTTCAACAACGGTAACAATTTGTCAATATTTAGACTCTCGAGAACTGTTGTAGAATTCCGCAGGACACCTGTATATAGTAGGTGAATGTCCATGTAATCAAATATTTTTGTGTTAAGATATCGAATCTCTGGATCTTTACCTCTATGGAAATTAATGCGCTTCAGTCCACCCATACTACCATAGAAATCTTGCTGCCCAACCAGAGGGTTAAACTTGCGCTCTATGTCCTCAGCAATTTTACAGACTTCAAACTCAGTTATTGGGTCATTACGCCACACATGGATTGCTTTAATTAAAGCCTGTAGGTATGAGGAAGATGCAGCCAGACCAGAACCAGCCGAATAAATGTCCGAGACTAAAGAACAATTAATTCGTTCTACATGAAGATATTCAAAGCAATGACGCACCATTTCGTTTTGAATCTGAGAGATTTCCTTTACAGTTTCGCGTTTAGAGTAACTGATGTTATAGTTCTCATCAATAATATTAATACCAAAGACATCGCGATGGATTGTGATATATGTGCGAAGCGAAGAAGGAAAACTAATAACCGACCCATGTCCATATTTTGCAATAAAATGTGGATGGTCTGTAGAACCACCTACGAGCGAAATTCGCAATGGACATGATGTTACAATCATACTTTCTTTTTACATGCAAACAAGTCGTCGTGACCTTTTGGGTGCCCTCTATTCGAATGAGAAAAGGGGAATTCTGCGATTACAAAGTGTTCAGATAACTTTTGTTCCCACCATTCTCTATTATGCATTGATTTATGATAATTTAATTTTTCTGGTGTATTTTTAGAGCCAACATGCCTATAAGATTCGCTTCGGTGAATGCTGTTCACAAACAATCCTCCAGGTAAAAGATGTTTATCTACCATATTAAAATACAAATCTAAATCCTCATCTTTGAAGTGTTCAATAACATCAAAGCATGTAATAAGATCAAATTGCAATAATTTATTGTTTTCGAATATACTGTATTCTTTAGTGACGTCGCAAGTAAAAAGAATCACATTACCGAATTCTTTCCAATTATGTTGACCAGCAGGAGGAAACCCTACTTCTTCAATCATCTCAGGTCTGATGTTTAAGCAATGATCTGATCCTTCTAGACCAACTGCTTTATTGCCTTTTTTGTGCATATGGGTAATGAGTTCTCCACCAGCACAACCCAAATCTAAAATACTAATCTTTCTTTTAAAATGTTCTTCAACAGAACGAACAAAATCTTCGTTTAAGTTATTGTCATAATAGATTCCTTCTGGATGTTTGTGGTCATCAGAATCTACTGCTACTGGATAATTTGTTTGTACAGTTATCATTGTTCTTCTCTATATTCTGGGAAATAACGCACGAACACATCATTACTTGTATCACGAACTGTTTTAATTCGTTCTCTAATTTCTTTATAGAAATTCCAAGCCAAAGGAACAAAACAAATTTTATCAATTGGTTCTTTCAATAGATCAATTGAACGAATCGGAATATTCATTCCTGGTGTTAAATAATCCCACTTCATGTAGTTGTCATCGATGATGTAATCGAGTTCTAACTGAATATAATTCAAAAGAGTGTTGCCTTTTGCTGCAGCACCATAGCCAACTAGAGCAAACCCTTCGTTACGGAAACGAGTTAGGTTTTCAATTAGTTTTTGCTTCGTTTCTTCGGCTTTAGCGGCAAAGACATGATACTTTTCTTCAGTATAGATACCAGCAGCAGTTTCATCAGCAATAAGTTTGTTCAACTCAGTCTCATCGCAGGGAGTTCTGGTGAGCGAGAATAAGAAAGACTTGCTGTGAATGTCTGTCTTGATGATGCTAGAAACATACAAGCCATAGTTGCGCGCAAGTTTTAAAATAGAACGACCAGTAAAGTATGATGAATGTTCATGATAGATAACATCAAACTCATTGTTCACGAACATATCGCATTGAGAAGTTTGAATAAAAATGCTACCATTATCTGACAACACATTTACACACGATGCAATAAAATCATTTGGGTCCTGAACATGCGGAAGAACATGGAAAGCCATGACCAAGTCAAACTTACCACGCTCACTTAAAAGTTTATCTGAGAATGGACGATTCCAATAATCAACATAAACATCCAAATTACGCTGTTCTGACAACTCACGGATATTTTTGGCGGGGTCAACACCAACTGATTCAATTCCGCGATCCTTGAACATCTCTAGCAACAAGCCAGAGTTACATGCAATCTCAAGAACATTTTTAGGCTGAACTTTCGAAAGAATATACTCTGTAGTCCACTCGAAGTAATCGGTTAGAGTTTTACTGGTATCAGAGATGTAAAGATAGTGCTCAAACATCTCGGCAGGTTCAACTGAAACTGACAACTGTGAGTGCCAGCAATCTTTACAGAGACGCATCTGAAGCGGATACTTCTTAAGTGCCTCGCCCCTGTGGTACGAATTAGCCAGTGGTTGGTCTGACAGATCTAGATAATCTACTAGATGTTCGTTACCACAGACTAAACATGCATTATTTTCCTTGTATGACATCGCGACGACCCCACTTATCATTGTATGGTTTATCAAGAATAGACTTAACAACAGATTCTACTGTTGCATTAAACTCAAAATTAAATGTATTTGTAAACTTCTCAGATGAGATTGTAAAGTCATAGGTTGGGCTAACTCCCTTGTTCATCAACGGAACACCCATGTAGTTTGCAACTGCGCTACCAACATCGCCAATGTTTTTGTTAAACGAAGCAACATTATATATGCCGCGCTTATCGCCAGACTGTAGAATAGCGTCGATTGCCCGAGCAAGATCTTCAGTCGATACGATAGGGCGGTGAGCATGTGCATTAAACACATTGACTTCTTTGTTCTTTAGCGCGGAAGTTGTCATCGAATTAATCATCAAGTCAGTGCGCATGTTTGGTGACCATCCGTTTACGCTGCCGAACCGCAGACCATAATACTCTACATCGAGCAACGGCATTATGTTGTCAATCGTGGTCTTCGAGAGCGTCAAGCCATCAGTTGGCGGAGACAATTCAGTCTCAACCTTTGGTCGACCATCAGATTCAACATAGACACAAGAACTAGAGGCATAGATAAACTTCTGATGCGTCAGTTTCTTGGTGAGTTTTAGAAGTTTGGTAACATTGTTATCAAAAGATCCATGGATATCTTTGCATAATGGCACAGAAGAATGCGATGCGGTATGAACAATCGCACCAAATTGGTCATAGAAAGATTTCGGCATGTCAGCAAAGTCTGCATTAATATTGTTCGGATTATTAAAGTTTCCGAACCACATGAGATCTAAAGTTTCAAAGGCATACTTTTGCTTTAGATAATGATGAACTGCGGATCCGATATATCCGCAGCCGCCAGTAATTAATACTTTCATAGTCTATTCTCTAATTCATCAATAATTGGTTTCAATTCAACGGCGAACTGACGATGCCATTCGTAACGAGCAATCGCCATATCTTTATTTAGCAGGTGCTGCCCACCGTTACCAACAGCCTTGTCAGCCTCAGGAATCTGAGTTTGAATTGCTAACTTGCGTTGAATAAGATCTTCAGTGAACGGAGAGTATCCATACCACAGAATACGGAAGTCTTCGCATGGTGTGCCCCAGTAATGTCGACCAGCACGCCAGACTGATGTTTCGAAATAGTTTAGCGGAAAGTTATGCATGCTTCGCATCTTGCGATTATCATACATCATATTATCTTCAATTGATTGGAAGTCGCGACTACCAGCATATGCATTATAAACAGTATCTTCACTATAGTCCATTGGCATACCAAATGTTCTTTGCTTTACAAGAGACACATTAGGATCTGGCTCGGTAAACTTTTGCAGTTCTGTGTCAATCATCACATCGCAAGGAATAAGTTTTTGCATGCGAACAGGTTTCTGTGACTTGAAGGCATGCAATAATCTGCGAGTGTTACCAATAAGAAACTCAGTGACATTTAGAGTAATCATCCAAGCATACGGATACTGTTGTTGGATGCTACGCTCAATGTTCATGATTTCAATATCGCAATTAGCAGCATTGAAATCCTTGTTAACCGACTTTATGATTTGCCACTTGGGTGTAATCTTTTTAACAAGATCCATAGAACCATCAGTAGAATGATAGTCTACGATAACCCCATGATCAAACTTATCTTTATGGTGTTGAAGCCACCAATTTAAAAGATATTCCTCATTACGAACATGACAAATTACAAAACGCATTATTGTTTCCAGGGAAGTTTTCCAGCATAACGCTTGAGCATCTCAGCGTTACCGTTGATAAAGAAGTCAGCTTGCACAGATATTCCTGTGCTTCCTACTCTATATTTTACCGTATAATCGTTGTTGGAGTCAAACTTTAACTTATTCTGTTCATGCATCAGAACAGCAGTCAATGCGCGGTCAACTTCCATCATGCCATTGGGTGGTCGCGCCTGACGATGCCAGATCGGAGCAATGTTTACCGCAAGTTCACGACGAACCAAGAAACAACTCACATCGACGAAGTGGTCGTTAAGAACAGACTTATATTTACCCAAGTTTTCGCAATCGTCGTTGCAGATAAACTCGCCCTTGCTATCAACAATCTGGCGCAGCGAATATGCCCAGTCTAATTGTTTTTCTTGTGTAATCTTAACAAGGCTTTCGATATGATTTGGCGTAAACTCATTATCATCATCTAGCCATGCAATATAGTCACCGTTGGTCAGGAAACTAAAGCCACCATAGATGCGATGACCATTGAATCGATTTAGTCCAGTTGCGTGCGGCAGAACAATGACGAACTCATTATTGCCGTTAGGAAATTCCATCGCATTGAGAATTTCAGAGATTTGTTCCCATCTATCAGAACCATCAACAATAACATAATGTTCAATGTTTTTATAGGTTTGATTGCGTACAGATTCAATGCAATCAGCAAGTCTGACGCCGCCAGTTGTTGCGGTAATAACAGATACTTTCATAAACTTCTCTCTTTACAAAATTGTAGAACACTTGGATCGTTTTTTTGATCCCCATAGGGAGCATATAATGCACGCTTTCTTGATTCCGCTTTACTATTTATGGGATTCAAATAGTATGTAGCCAGACTTCTTCGCGCTATGTTTTCTGGGCATGTTAATTCTTCGGGTAAACCGTGCCAAGAGTTTTGCGTGGTGTCGAATAACACAGCGCGATTAAATTTATTCTCAATTTTAGTGATGCATTCTTTAGGCTGTTGCGTTTTTTCATCATGACTCCAAAATTCTAGACCACCACCCCACTCAGGATTCCAGTCTGGCGTCATGTATATGATAAGATTATAGTTTCGCATCAATGGCAGTTTAGGATGTAGCGAATAATCTTTATGGATGTTTAGTTTGCCATCTCGGCTATGAGAATGCATTCCACCACCATGAAGACCGTAGTCTGGAATGATGTTTGAGTTTTGTGTGATGTGACTTAGAACACCAGCAAACTTATGACTACAAAGAAAGAATAATGATGAGTAAATCGGCGCAGGAAATTTATCCCAGTGCGAACAGGCTTTCTTCTTTTCTACAGCATTGTCATAAGAAACAGTCCACACAGAATCATCGTGTGCTGGAAAACTGCTCGCTATCTCAGCGGCAGTCTTATCATCGAAAAAATTGTCAATAACTACATGAGGGAAAGGTTCGGATCTTTTAAACTGTTCTTGTAAGGAACAGTAGTCCAGATTGTTTATCATTTTTAATCCCAAAGATTCTCATAATATTTTCCAAAAAGGCGGAATGCGTTCTTCTTCCTTCCGAAATATTTATCCCTCTTCTCTTTGTCTAGTTTGCCGTTTTTTACTATGCCGTCTTCGTTCCACTTGGGCTTCTCAATCCAGAAATTAGGTTCTTTGTCTTTGACTTCTTCGCCAAATGCCCAAATCATCTCACCAATAATCCAATCCCAACGCTTGAAGTGGTTGCTGTCAACATCCCAATCATTCTTCTTTGGCTTGGCTGCAGAAGTGCGAAGATGCTCAGGAACATCTTCATCATCAGTGTACGGTGCGCCATGCTTGGTTTTCTTCAACTGCTTGAGCATTGGGTGGACGATGAGCGCAAGAGTTGCGTCCATGCTCCATGTGTCCCATGGATCAATGCGAATAGAGACTTTCTGCTTTCCTTTATTAGGAAATTTTCCGATTGAAACTTTCATAGTCAACCTCTCCTCATACGAGAAATGTCTTTCATCTGCTCTTCGTCAATCACTGGAACGGGATTGCTCTTATGCATTGTGGCGATACCTTTGACTAGAGTGCCAGTGTACATCAGGCTTTCTTTCTTCTCAGTGAAAATCTTATCAGACTTCAGCGACTGAATGTTGCGAGCATCACCAGCACCAACTCGCGGACCATAAGAAAGACTTGGTAATTTCTCATAACCAAGAATCGTCGAAGACTTGTTATACTTCTTCGCAATCACACCAGTCAACTTACGCTTCTTCTTTGGCTTAAACCGAGCAGCGCAATAAATCATCATACAGGATACTTCTCTACATGATCATAATAAAATCCCCTAACCCTTGCCGCAAGACGCTTCACTTCCTCCTTGGTAAAGTGCTCGCCGTGCTTGGGATAACATTCAATGATATCCTTGGCTAGTTGTCGCAGGAACTGCAGTTCTATAGTTGTTCCGCGAGGCATAACCTCAAAGTCACCGTCACTCATACACCACCATTACGCAGAGAATTCACTGCGTCCTCACAAATCTTCATAGCATCTTGGAGATTTTTTCGAATCTGTTTAAGATGATAATTGACAACAAGTATTGATACTGAAGTCAACGAAAGAAGAATGACTGTCAACGAAAGCAAAATAATATCCATTAGACTTTCTCCACAAGTTTAGATAGAGTGTAATCAGCAATCTTGGAGCGAATCATCGTCGGAATATCAGTAAAGGGATCTTCCAAGAAATAAGAACATCCATCTCTCCAACTATTATACTTTACAAACTTCGCAAAGTCAAGCATATGCTTTTTATTGCTAGGGTCGAAGGGAACTCTTGCTTTTGATGCAAGAACAGAATGGCGATACGCATTGTGATCACTTGTCATGATATTATCTACCCTTTCGTTTGACTGGAATAGAGATTAGTATACCTGAAATCAATCCACAAAGATAGAAAAAAACATGGAACCATTGCGAATCAATCACTTGATACTCCAATTCCAATCTTCTTCAGAAGGTTTTACCAATCGTTCAGTCTCAATATCTTCAGCAATATCATCAATCACTTCCCAGCCCAATTCAATCAAACGAGATGCAACATGATGAGGATTAGCACCACGCAACTCTTCTTGAGTAAAGATAACAACGGAGCAACCCATTGCTTCTAATGCGCGTGCATGCTCAACAATCTTAGACATATCTTCCACTATCATTGCTCCGAGTTGTAATTGCTATCGCACGGATCAAATGCAAGATCATCGTAACTCACCATGTCGGGGTCACGGTCATAATTTTCCGCCTCCCATCGAGCGATAACTTCATGAACAACAACCACTGGAATTCCAAGAGAAGCAGCAATTTCAGTTTCCTTCATGCCATCTTCACGAAACATCTCGATGACATCAATCTCTAAATTAGCAAAGTATCCCATATTAGAACGGTGCTCCTTCGGTGGGTATAGAAACTTGATTCAACTCAGCCTGATACTTGCGATCGCCGACAACCAAAAGAAGGTTGCGAGCGCGTTCAAGTTTCTCAGCAAGATCGTAACAGTTCTTGGCGCTCAAATCAAGTTGCGAAAGAGTGTTCGCAAGAACATGATCGGCACCATTCACAAGGTCAATCGCCTCACTCAACAGAGTTTCAGTTTGTTTTTTCATGATCAAAACCCCATCAGTTTGGCTGCTTGCTTCTCAGTCAGCAGCGTTGCCTCTGACACAAGAGCCTCAAAGACTTGTCGAATTTCGTTGCGGTAGGTCAACTTCTGACCAACAACCTTCAACACGCGACCATAAAGTCGAACGCCATAGAACTCAACACAAATCGGATCACCCTTTTTGATTTTCATTAGGCAAGCACCTGAATGCGCGGAGTGGTGAACTCGTCGTCGAACAGCATCCGACCAGGAAGCGGAGCGACGAAGATCGTCGAGACACGGTCGGGGTCGAGCAGAGCCTCACCCTCCCACACGCGCTCCATCGTGTCGGCGACAAATCGACCGTCATCAAGAATCTTGGCGACGCGACCGACATAATAACAATTCTCGATGCCAGCGAAATCCAACGACTTCACGACATCACCAATCTTCACAGTGTTTTCACATTTCATACATATATTATCGCTTATTTCCCTAAAATTGTAAAGGGAAAAAACTCTAATAGAATCAATGACTTGCGAAGTCCGCTATAATTGCGTCTATTGCGTAGGTTAGAATTTCCGCGTAAAATTCGGCTAATTCTTCGACCGTCGCGTTTTCTATAGGTTGAGTTGGGTAGTCGAACCCTGCCTTGATGGCTTCGGTTTTGACCTTATTGATTCGCTCTATATAATAGGATTTATTCATTCAACAAGTATAGATGAAAAACAATCTATTGTAAAGGGAAAAAACTTTAATAGAATCAATGACTTGCGCAAGTCTCACCAGACCTCCTGCAATCCTATTGCAGCGGTTTTATTGGAAGCCAACCCAACCCCCTATTCTTGGATCTGGATCGTCCCAAAGAAGTCCTTGTCGCTGAATGCCTTATCATCAATCCAGATATCGTAACTTGGCTTGCCTAAACGAAGTTCATGAAACTTGGCGCCCCATGCCATCAGCGAGCCATGGGTAATTTTGAATTGATTAATGCCACTACCAGATCCGCGAGCAGTCCAATAAATGATTGTGTGACCTGCTTCATACAATTCATTGATCTTCTCAATACGCTCAGGATATGGTTTAGACAGATCGTATCTGTTCTTCCCATCAATCACTGGTGTGTTACAGATAGTCTGATCAATATCAACAATGTAAATCATGGTGGGTCGAACTCCATGTTGAAGTGCACATAACGAGAATGAACACCTGCCTCATAAAGCATTTGTTCTGCATGGTCAATGCTGTAATGTTTTCCAGCACCCTTGCCAGAAAACACACGATTAGGTCCAATTATTTCTTTAATGCCAACTTGAATGAGTGCGCGAGTGCAATCAGCACATGGCTTTGGTTCCCAGTTCAGATAGGCACGAGCACCATTTAGATTAATGCCATTGCGTGCTGCATTATAGATTGCATTGCGTTCTGCATGTTCGACCCAAAAATACTTTTCTGGACGCTTCCATCTTTCTGTAACATGCTCATCAATATTTCTAGGAAACCCATTAAAGCCCATCGATAAGATAGCATTGTCATTACCAACAATTACACAACCAACCTTTGTCGATGGATCTTTACTTTTCTGCGCTATTAGATTAGCCTGTAGGATGAACAATTCATCCCACGATAGTTCATCACAAATCATAATTTATATACCAGTTGAACCGAATCCGCCATCACGCTCTGAATGTTTCTCTGGTGCTTTTGCAACAACAACAAATTCAACTTGTTCATTGCAAGTAACTTCAGCCTGTGCGATTCGCTCGCCAGCCTTAATAGTCTGACCAATAGAAGAGATGTTTGTTAGAAGAACAAACACTTGCTGTTGATAGTCAACATCAACAATGCCTTCAGAGTTTGCTAACACCAAACCACGCTTCAGCGACAAACCCGAACGCGGATGAAGACGGATGCTATAGTTAGCAAGTGAATCATTTTTATGATTAACGATATCGGAAAATGTTTCAATTGTAATGCGCTGTTCAATCTTAAAGATTAATCCAGTAGGGATAAGCAATCTATCACCAGGATAGATCGAGATCTCCTTGAAGTTATTAATCAATTGACTGATTGGATTGTTGTATCTATCGTAACCGATGACATGTGTGTCAGTTGGCTGGAATGTCAAATCAAAACAATTTGAGAGGCTAGTTCCGTATGTTGGGAGTTCAAGATCATCACGAAGTTTATACACATTTAATATAATCACAAATTACTCCTCTTTCTTTTTCTTTCCGATTGTATATTTGGAAACCAATTGCCACTCATTCTTCTCCTTGAATGGAAGAATCTTAATCTGGCTTAATGGAGCAACATTATCCTTTGTCTTATCTGCATTAACAAGTTTCACTAAACCCCATTCTGCCATTAGATTCGCAATCGTATTACGACGCTGAACATCATTGTCTGACATATTGGATGGCTTACCGTCCAGTTCAAAGAGTTCCTTGAAATGAACAATGTAATACTTACCTTGTTTGTGAAGGATATGGCAAGACTGATAGAGAATGTTGTCGTTCTTTGCAGCAACACCGATGCGCGTTAGAGTTTCGCGGACCTTGAGGAAGTCGTCTTGCTTTTCTAATGTGACTTCTACTAATTTTTCGAGCATGGTCAATCACCCTTATATAATTGTTTTTTCATTGCGGTGATTTGACTGGGAGATAGAATCTTTAATGCTTCTTCTGCTTTCGCATCGGAGTAGCCATAATATTCCTTGACAACACTCAAATCACTACTTTGAGCCTTTTTGTGCCATTTACTGTATGGGCGCTTTTGGGCTCTAACAATATTTATAAGAAAGTCATATTTGAGTTTATTGTCCAGAGTCGAAAACTTATTCATCTCGTTCGCCCAGAGAACAGTATCTCTGTGATACGAGAGTGCTCGGTTCACCATAAATGCAGAATATGACTTTTCGTCCTGCTCAGTCAGGAGAGCATATTCTTTAGTCTGTAGAATAGACGGAATGATTTCTTTAAAGAGGTCAGCCACGTTTAAAGAACTCAACAACTGTTGTTCTATGCTTTTTTTCTTTTCGTTGTTTGGGTTTTCTGTCATCCCAACAAACAATGCACATCCATTCCATATCTTTAGCAGTTAACTCTTCTGCTGTTTTATTTTTTCGACTATTTTTTGCTTTAGCATAAAAATTACCAAGAGGCTGAATTGTTTGACAAACTGCACAGCCTTTGGTCAACACAACTTCTTTTAACCCATAAATGGTGTTTACTTCTTCAACAGAATTTAGAGGAATAATTCTAGACACTCTAGGAATATGCTTCGTTCTATAAAAAAATTTATTCTTTTTCACTTTACTCATAATATAATTTCTCATTAATTAAATTTGCACTCCACCATCATCTCAGTTAGACATGCGGTGAGGTTCAGTTCCTGGTCAGCAACAAATGCTGCCTGATATTGATACTTGGCGAGAATCAAAACAGCATTCGGAATGGTGGACTTATCCATAATATCATAAAGACTATCATAGATCTTACGATAGATCTTTGCAGGGTCATCGCTACCAAAATCAGCAACCCACTTACGCATTGCGCTGAAGTTTTGATCTTTCAAAGAAGTGACCAATTCATTGATCGAAACATCAGCGATGCTGGTAAGAATGCCAGAATCAATCTTACCGCTGACAGAGTAACGCTGCAGTTCGTTTAGAACACGACGATAATCTGGGAAGTGCTTTTTGACAACTTCAGCCAGCACTGCCTTATCATATGGAACTTTTTCATTTGCAAGAATCTCAGCAGCGCGTTTCATAAACTGTGCTGCCATCTTTGGCTTGTCCTCTTTACGCAACTTAAATTCAATCACAGCACATCGACTATGCAACGGTTCAATGATTCGATTCTTGAAATTGCAAGTCATGATGAAAGTGCAGTTATGCGCAAACTCTTCCATCGCCGCACGCATGGCTGGTTGGACGCTATTGGGGTTCAAGCCATCAGCTTCGTCTAGAATAATTACTTTTTTTCCGCCAGAAAGAGACATTGCACTGGCGTAGTTTTTGATCTTGGTTCTAAATGTGTCGATACCAGCCTCATCAGAACTATTTATTACCAAATAATCGCATCCAATTTCTTCACACATGGCTTTTGCAATGGTTGTTTTACCTGTGCCTGCAGTTCCACACAAAAGTAGATGCGGAACTTCTTTTCTATCAACATATGACTGGAAAGTTTTCTTCAGTTCATCTGGCAATATACATTCTTCAACTGTTTTTGGTCTATATTTTTCTGTCCAGAGAAATTGAGATTCATTGTTCACTTGTGTATCATCATGTAGCATTATATTTCTCCATTGTATAACTTATCGTGTCCAATATTTCGTTCTTCCTAACCTATATCCATTCGGAATCCAGTTTCCGATTTGTTTATGTTCAGGCACAAAAATATTATTCACACCATCAGTAATCCATTTTCTACTAGAAAGTTTTTTCTTCGCTTCATTATCATGTTTATATCCGAATTCAAATGATCCTTTGTTGGGTCTCATAATTCCAATGGTTCCAGCATTCCACGCTTTTTGACCTATATGAGAATTTCTCATTTTTTCTATAGTCTCAGCAGATGCTTTCTTTCCTATTCTACCTAATCTTTTTTTCTCTTTTGTAGAGTCACTATCTTTTCTACCCAACGGCGATGGTGGAGTGTTACCTATTCTTTTTTGAGCGTCACTTTTCTTTTTTCTAGTTTCTTTTGAATCTTTTTTGCCAAGATTAGCCTTTACAATCTTAGTCAAAATAATTTTTTCTTTACCTATAGATCCAGATAATCCCTTCCACGCGAGTTCATCTTCCCAATGCCCATATTTTTCAAACAATTTTCGATGCGCTTCTGCGTGTTCTTCGATTGTAAGTTCAACGAGATTAGACGGATCATCAGTTCCGCCCATATGTTTCGGGATAATGTGATGTTTGTGATAAATAGACATGCTGGTGCTCCTCTTTAGCATTAGAGCAGGTGGATGTTGATAGCATC